CAGCTCCTAACAATTCAGCTTTCATTGCTGCATCAAATGCATCACGTCCACCTGTACCAGTAAACAAAGTAATTTGTTTATTTTGTGCATCAGACATTCCAAAGAATACATCACGAATTGTTTGCTTAATTTTTTCAGCTGTTAATTCAGAATAAGTATCTTTATTTTGAATTTGTTCTAATAGACCTGAACCGCGGAAGATAGGATTACCTTCTTCATCTCTTTCATTTATTTGACCAAATTGGTCTCTATTTGAAGTTTCATACCAGTAGTTAGATTCACACTCTCTACGGAATGAAAGTTGATGTTGCCATTCTTCTGTTGACCACCACAATTGAGTTTCACCACCATTTTTATTTGGTAAAGCAATACCTTTTGCACTACGTTGTTTAACATTACCTTCCCAAGCATAAGACTTACGAATAGTAGAAACATCTCCTCTTACTTTTTGTGTACCAGTAGTAGTAGATTCTGAACCTCTTGAACCCCAAGATGCAGCAGCATACCAACCTAATGAATATAAAGCTCCAGCTTGTAATTCAGATGCAGGAATAAATTCAGCTGCTGATTTAGCTCCGGCTATTTTAACAGTGTATGTCCAAACACCACCCATATTTTTACGATCAGTAATTACTAAATGGTATTGACGAGGAGTAATAATAGTGTATTTGTTAGGGAAAATACCTTCATTAAAAGTAATTTGGAATGAACTGAACCCAATACCTGCATTTGCTGTACTAACAGTAGCGGCTAAAGGAACTGCTTTAAATAGACGACCCATTACATCATATTCATACTCATCACCTACAATTTCCATTGTAGAACGTGCACCTTCCGATAGTACATGAAGTGGAAAACGGTTGTCTTCATATCCCATTAAATATGTAAGTACCGGAGTTAATTTTTCTGGTTGAAGCATTAACTGACGTGCTAAAGAGGCATCGTTAGTTTTCATTTCTTCATTCCAGGTTTGACTTGTTATTAATCTTGCCATTGTTTATTTATATTTGTTTTAAATATTTTTATATTTTATCCCAATCAATACCACTATTGGCTACTAAATTAGGGTTTGCTGTTCCTTTACCTGTTCCTACACTTGCTTTTATTTTAGCACTTAAAGCATTAGCTTTTTGTGTAGCAGCAGCTTGTTGAACATATTTTGATAAATTAAATTTATTTTTTACAGCAATAGCTAATTCTACACGTTTTGTAGGGTCTTTAAGAATTTCATTTAAATCTTTCATAAAACCGCCTTGAACATCATAATCAAATATTGCTTTCTTTTCAGTTACAGGAACAGTAAAATTATTTACTTTACCTGATTCTAAAACTTGTTTAATATTACCAAAGAACTTTTGAGTTTTTTCTTTTCTAGCTTCCGCTTCTGCTTTTTCTTGCTTTAAAAGAGTTTCTCTTTCTTTAACTTGTAATTTAGAAAGTTTATTAGCTGCGTCTTCTGCTTCTTCTTTAAGCATACCTGCAATTTCAAACTTGTCTAATTTTTTAGTTATTTCTTCATCAGTATAATCATTCTTTTTATAAAATGATTTTAATACTGCTTTTTGTGTCATTTCATTATCTAAATCAACTTCAGAATAATTAATTTCAGGATTTACAGTTGTAAAAAATGATTTAATCTTATCTTCTGTTGCTTCTTCTCCCAACATTTGTAGGTAATCAAAAAAATCACCTGCTATTGGAGGTAATGAACTAAAATAATCATTTAACTTAGAATCAGCTATATCTTCAGCTGCTCTTTGTGTAAATGCTACTAAACCATCTTCACTATCTTCATATTCTTCATCTTCTCCTAATTCAATACCTATTTTTTTAGCTATAGAATTAATAAAATTTTCTTCTATAGTAGTATCAGGTTCTGGTTCTGGAGTAGGATCTGGAGTAGGTTCAGGTGTTGGCTCTGGTGTACTTTTAGGTCTTCCTCTTTGTTTTTTTGGTTCCGGTTCCGGTTCAGGATTAACTGGTTTTGGATCTGGATTTACAGGTTCTTTTCCTGTATCAATTACATCATCAATTGATGTTGGATCGTCCAACGATACATCATCATAATCTATTTCATTTGTTTCCATATTTATTTTTCATTACAAAACTAATATCTATTTATTAAAAAATCTAACTAGTATTAAAAGTTTTTTTTCGTTCTATTATTATTATACACTTATTGCTATTTTATTTTTTCGTTTTAGGTTTTGCTTTGGCTATTTGAAGTTTATTTTGCATTTCTTTTTCTTTAAGTTTAATATCTTCTTGCTTCATTTGTTTTTCATGGGCCATACGTTTATCATCATTAAATTGGTTTGCATTTATTTCTTTATTTTTAAGATTTATTTCTTGTTGTTTTAAACCTGCATCAATCATTGCTTTTTGTATAGCTGCGTTATCATCACCTTCATCCATACCTAACGCAGTTAATTCAGCTTTACGAAGATCCCATTCTCCTTTACGATCAATAGCTTCAAGATTATTTTCATGTTGTTTATCTAATAAAGCATTTTGAGCATCTAAAGATTGTTGCTGTAATTGAGCAGCAGCTTCTTGTTTTTGTTGTTCCATTTGTTGATTCATTTCATCAGCTTTTTGTTCAGCATAAATGAATTTTTGTTTAAGTTCAACAAATGAATCTGAATTGATTATATCTACAATAGTAGAAGCTTTAGCCCCATTTTGAATAAAGTTTTGCATTTGAGCTTCTAACTTTTGTTTCTTTTCAGCTTGTTTACCTGATAAAGCTACAAATATTCCATATTCAGCTTCTGTATAATCAATTGGATCAACATCCATATAAGTTATTTTACCAGAATCCGGCATAACATAAGATGTTTTTTTACCGTTAATCCAAGCTAATTTAGAATAATCTATTAAAGCTTGATACTCTCTTTCTTTAAATTCATCAAATTTACTAAAATATATTTCAGTAATTAAAGATGATTGAACTACAGCTCTTTCAACTCCACCTACTGTTTCAGATGAAGATACTTGCCCTTCTCTTTGACGACTGATTCCACATACTTCTTCCCATTCAGATTTAATAAATCGTAATAACTCAATATAAGATTGAATAGTAGTTGAAGCTAATTTAAGAACAGATTGATGTGTTGACGAACCTCTATATCCTTCTTTAGCATAATCGACAAATAATAAACCTGTTGCGTCACCATACAATAACCATTCATCTAATGACATATTTTTAGGTTTTAGATTAATATCTAATTGTATCATATCGTCTTTCATTTTAGCCATTGCTAATTTAAGACGGTGCATAGTAGCATTATATAAAATTTGATACGGTACACCTAACATAACTAAAGATATATTTCTTGAATTAGTTGCTTGTAACATTCTACCATTATAAGGACCTTTACATTTAGATAAATTATCTAACGAACCTCTTTGTATAGGAATAGGTCTAATTCTAAAATAAGTATCTATACCAGCTAGCCAACCTTCCCACCACTCATTAACCCAAAACCATTCAACAGTTTGACCTAATTCTTTCATTGGTTTAAAAGTTTCTTCTACTTCCATAGATTGAGGCTGTCCATATTCATCTATCCAACTACAAATACCGATTCTTACTTTAGATTTCCAAGTAATATGTTTAACTTCTATAATTCTATTATAAATTTGTTGAGGAGTATTTGAATCATATATAATAGGGTTTTGACCAAAAATAGTAGTATTAGTTCCAAGAGTTTCAATCTTGTTAATCATATCTTTTTTTTCTTGTTCAGTTTTACCTAAATCTTCATAAAAAAACTCTATAATAGAAGAAGGAGTCATATATTTTCTTCTTACTACCCAATCAGCATCTTCAACAAATTCTACATCAGGATCTTTATCATAATCAACATCTAAAGGATTAACTACTTCATAATAAGGTTCATTATGTTCTACACTTCTATAAGAATATACTTCACCGGATACTAGCCAATGAAAAAATTCTAATTGCCATTTTTCTCTTAATTTACAATATTGTTCTATATACTCTAAAGCATGTTGGCCTAATATAGCTCTTTTATCTCTATAAGAAGTAACAAATTCTTTTTCAATTTCTTCAGGTTTTTGTACAGGTTGTGATTCAATACCGGTATCTATACCTTGTTCATTTAAACTATTAATAAATAATTGTTCTAAAGCTTGAAGTATAACTTTGTTTTTTTCTTCAAGTGATTGATTTACAACGTCTTCATTAGTAACATATACTTCTCTATAATTAGGTCTTTTACTAAATTCTCCTCTTAATAAATCTATTTTAGGTTTTATAATAGGATAGTTAACAACATCAGACCAATCACCTTCTAATTTTTTACCAAAAGGTTCAGTAATGATTTTATAATCGTCTATATTAATATGGCCGTTATAATAATCGTATAATTTTTTTATAGCAAGTTTATGTTGAGTAGCAGAAAAATAAGACCTTTGGATATAACCAAGAATTGTCTTTTTACCCCATTCAAAATCATTAGCTATTTTTTCAGCATAACTTATTGTTTGTACAGGTATATTAATATTATATTTTATTTCTTTACTCATTTTTATCTTTAAAATTGCAAATTTAATTTAATTAATCAGTTATTCCAAATTTAGTTCTAAGCCCTGAAAAGAAAGGGTCATCATATATTGATCGTTCTTGTTGTTCAACTTGCGGTTTTAAAAGTAATTCTTTTTTATACAACATTCCTACTAACATAGCTGAATGTCTATCAAAGTTACCATCATAACTAAATTTAAGTATTTCTTCAAGAAGTGGTACAGAATATATTTTATGTAAATTTAATTCATGTTCCCCATCTTCATTTTTTTCTCTAGGAGCTAACAACCAATCTCTAAAATATTGTACTGCTTGTTTTTTAACTTCTAAATTAGACATTGATACACCATAATTTCTACCTAATTTTTTTCTAGGAGCATCATTAGAATCATAAACAGTTAGTTCTTCTTCTAAATATCCCATTAATTTATTAGTTCTAGCATAAGCCATTATATTACCATCTCTGTCATTTTCAAATACTATTTTAGCATTATAATATTGAGCTAAAAGAAATAATTGTCTATTAAAATCATCTTGAAATTTAGGTCTAGCTACATACTCAGCTACTATTATATCATAAGGTTTAGAAAAGTTATTTATTCTTTTCATTACATATGCAGCTCCTAACGAATCTCTTTTAGTTATTTCTTTAGCTTTATCTTTGTCTAACGCATAAGGGTCAACAAAAATTGCATAAAGATCAGGAGGAACAGCATTTCCAAATCTATAAGGAGGTTGGTATTGTATAACACAACCTTCACCATCCACATCTGGTTTATATGGAAAGTTCAAGATAGGTTTAACATCAGTAGATGGTTTAAATATAATACCTACTTCAGTTTGTTCCATATAACCTGTTGAACCTAAAGTACTTAAACTTTTACTTCCTTTTATTCTACTTATTTGTCTATTAATTTCAGCTTTAGGGTAAATATTAGTACCCATTTTTAACATAGCTTCAGATGGCTTGAGTGGATTTTCACAAATCATCTTATCTACTATATTAATATCTTTAGTATTTCTTCTAAGTCTTTCTCTTTCAGCTATAATAGCAATTTCAGCTTCTTTATGATATGATACGCCTTGTTTGTTTATAAAACCTTCTTTAGAATAACTGTCTGGTAAAAAATAACCAATAGATTGATTAGAACCTTCATCATATAAATTTTGATATGCTAAAAACCCATAAGTATCTGGATCATAAAACATTTCCTCAAAATCCACCATACCCCCACTGAAGTCACCACCGGTACCATAAACAAATATTTGTCCAGAAACTGATGTACCAGATTCTACTGTAGGTCTAGTAACTGTATATGTAGCTTTTAAATTAGACATAGAACCAGCTTCTTCAAATAAAATAGTTCTAGCATCTTTACCCCTAGCAACATCAGGATTATTTAAAGTAGAGTATTGCATTATTCTACTCATTGAACCTCCTACTAATTTTCTACCATCAGGTGTAATTTCTTCATAAGAAGCTTGTACTATTTCTCTAGGTTTATTAATATGTTGTCTCTGTCTAGCAAATCCAGTAAATCTATTTATAAAATCTAAATAACTAACTGCCATTCTCATTGTTTCTTCTGAATATTTTTTATCTTCAGCAAGTATTAATGAATTAGACATCGTTTTACTAAATGTATAAGTATGAGCACATTTAGCTGCGTTTTTATACGAATAACCTCTACGTCTAGGTTTTAACACTATCATGTGTAATCCTAAATTTTCAGCTCTTTTACATTCATTAAAGTAATACCAATCACTATCCCAAAAGTCAGGAAATGTAATAGCAGTATCTACTCTTTGTTTTTTAGTAGTTAATTCTTCAGCTGTATTAACTTTATTAGAAAGCTTTAAACTAATTTGACAAAAGTTAAGATAAAAATAATGTTCACCTGTTATTTTTTGATTTCCTACTGAAAAACCATTTGTGCAGTAGTGGTATTGTAAATTCCAATAATTTTTGTAATCAATACTTCCTTTTGGCGCATCGGTGTAATAGCCTGTTCCAGTTTTATTTAAATTTTTTAAAAACGTTAAAGCTGGCTCACGATAAGATTCTGTGTTAATTGAAGAAATGTCTAATTGGAACATAAATGTAAATGTATTTTTTTAATTTGATTTATAAAGAAATCTTGATTTAAAATTCCTTTCATTCTATTACATCTTCCGCAACAAACTACTACATTATTTTTTGTGTATCCTAATGAATTATTTATTCTATCTAAACCATTATAAACATATTGAGTAGAATCTTTTCTATTTCTGCTAGATTGTTTTGGTTCTATTCCACAATAATAACAATTTTGTTTTGTAAAAAACCTAAATTCTTCTTTTGTAATATCAATATTAATTTTTTTATTGTTTGCTCTTTTTACTATATTACGGTATAACATATTAAAAGAAGCTTCTCCATCTGGCAATCTATTATATGCTTTTAATTTTGTACATGCAAATTCTTTTTGCAAACATCCACAAGATTTAGTATTTCCAGATTTTAAAGAAGATGTAGATATGTCTCTTTGAATACCACATTCACATTCACATAGCCAATATCTTTCAGTTGATCCTTTTTTGTTAATACTTCCAATTAAATTTAAAACTTTTAACCTTCCAAATTTTTGATTTGTTAAATCAATTAAATCTCTTATTTTTTTAATTTTTAATAAAGGTTTATATTTAATATATAGTCCTTTTCTTTGAACTATATTTTTAATTGCAGAAGAAGTAACTTCATATTTTTTACCGCATTTAGAAAAATAGTTATAGTCTTGCGAATTATAATTATTAATTATTTCTTCTTTTTGTTTTTGCGTTAATCTTTTATATTTCATACTGCAAATATAATATAAATTGTATTAATTTCACTTATATCTAATTCAAACATATCTAAGTTCTTTCAAATTCACTTACTTCAGCATTTGCTTTTGTTCTTGACGCAACTGCTTGTTTTTCTCTTAATATTTTATCTTGTAGTTTTTCAAATACATCTATACTTTTAGGTATTTCATTAGCTGTTTTTAAAAGAGATTGTAAATCTCCTAACATAATTTCTACACCAGTAGTAGTTTGACCTTGTTTATTAGTAATACCTTGTTTATATTTTTCTTCTTCTAAATTGTTTTCTATTTCATTTATAAGAATATCAATAATTTTATTACTTTTATGAAGCGCATTTACAATAGTATTAATAGTTTTAGAAGCTGGAGTTTGATCTAATTCTTTAAACTTATCAATAGCTGCAAGTACTTCATTGTCAGGTTTCCATGTATGGTCATTAAATAGATCATTAGCTAATCTTTGTTGTCTTTCTTTAGGCTCATAGCTAAAATAAGGACCTTCAGATGAAGCCATGTGATATATAAAGGCTAATTCTTTTTTAGCAACTACTTTATCCCTACCATCAGAATCTTCTTTACATTTTTTGATTCGTCTTACAACAGCTTTAAATTCAGGTATTAATAAAGTTTCAGGTAATATTTCTAATGTTAAATCGTCATTTACTTTCAGTAATCTCATATAATTTCTTTTTTAATTCTTCTACAGGCATGTTTACTACTATTGACGAACTGCCATAAAAAGATATAACTGATTGATCGTCATTATCTTTTCTTGGTTCTATCATTAATACTTCATCTTTTAAAGGATCATAATTTAAACATATTGTTTTCCAATAATATTCTCTATCAGTTTCAATATTCAATTCTTCTAATAAATCAGAATATCCTGGATGAGATGTTTCTGTTTTTTCACATAATACTTCTAAATCTATAAATTTCATAATACTTTTTCGTAAGTTTTTTCAAAAATATCTGGTTTACAAGGATATAATTCTCCAAAAAAGATGCTATGTAATCCAACTTATTAGAATTAAATCTAAAATATTTTTTAGCTAGTTTATAAGTATCTACTTGATTGTATTCAGGCAACATTCCTAACTTATGTTTTAAACATCTAGTTCTTAACCATTTAACATCAAAATTATCAGAGTTTTGTCCTACAATTTCATCAGCTTCATTAAGTATTTCTAAAAATTCTTTAAGTAATTGTTTATCTTCTCC